CATTGATTGTTAATGGTGAATTGAATCTAACTTCACCATTAAAGTTAACTGGCCCATCAAATTGAGATAGAATTGTTGAGGAATTACCACCTTCAACGATTAGACGCTCTTTAATTGTAACTTCATCAAATACAACACTAAGTCTAGATGGATCTCTTCCTGTAACTGTTGGAATAGGAATTCCAAATGTAATTTGCTCACCACTGGTTGCAGAATATTTGGTGTTTCCAATGAAGAAGTCACCGTCATTATTCATACCAGTATAAACAACGCTTCCACAAGATCTTTGCTGTGATTGTGATAAGAATGCTTCTCTTTCAGTAAGTGCTCTGACCTGAACCTGTGGTAAACCGGTAGAATAGTTACCAGGTCCAAATCCAAGATACTCAAAAGTATGTCCAGATGCACGAAGAATTGAAGGTCTACGGAATTCAATAGGAAGCGGTTTTATTTTCTTAATTAATGTTCCAATTACGTGAGATTGTGTTCTTGTTCCCAAATAACCACGAATTACCGCAAGTTGATTATTACCGGCACCAGTGAGAGTTTTACTTGCAACTCTCATAATCTCGTTATCAATCTGTATGAATGATCCTAGAGGGAATCTTCCTAGTTGAGATTGGGTAATTGGGATTGTAATCGTGGTGCTTTGATCTGTGAGATCTGCGGATAGTGTCGTGGTCTCACTATCATATATGAACATTCCTCTGGTTCCAAGATTTTCTCCACCAACTCCTGTTACTGCTTCATTGGATGATAGACCGTGTTTGAGAACATAACCACTATTTACTGACAATGCTGCATTGGTTTTTGCCGTGAAGACCGTGGCACTAACCTTTTCCACTACAAAGAAGTCACCAACATTAACATTAGAAGTATTAATTACTCTAAATTGATTACCAAATACTAAACCGTGAGCAGTTGTACAAGTAAATGTTGAGATACCTGTAGATGAATTATATGAAGTTGATGTAATTTGAATAGATGGACCAATATTTAATACATACTGACCACTAACGATTCTAGGGTCACCATTTGTTACTGCTACTGAAACTTGTGTTCTTGATGGAATAGAAGCAATTCTATAATATCCATCTGAAGTTGTTCCAATACCAGTAACTTGAATGGTATTTCCAATATCATTTGAAATACCAGCAGAAGTGATGGTAATTCCTGCTCCTACGCCAGGACCGATAACAGTCGAATCAAACTCAAGAACTTGTCCGTTAGTGTATCCAGAACCACTAGCAGTGATATCAACGGAAATAACAGAACTAGATACTCCTGCCACTACAACTTTTGCAGTTGCTCCTTGCCAAGTTGTTGATCCAAAATTATTGAGTTTTACGTTATAATAAGTTCCTGCGGTATATCCACTACCACCAGAAAAACTAGTATAAGTTGTGATTCCATTTAATCCGTGCTCTCTTCCGAAAGTAATTACTGCCGTTCCTGCAGTTACTGAAGAGAATGTCGTAGAAACTCCAACAATTGATTGTCCAATACCAACATCCCTGACAAACTTATCAACAGACTCTCTTGTAATACTCTTCTTGAGATCATTAGTGACAACATCACCCAGTGGAGCTCTCTTTGCAAATGTAGATGCCGAATTTGGGTTGGCATTTGGATTATCATTATCTAATTGGGGATATAGATCAACAATATTTTGGGAATATTGAAGGTTATTAAATTCACCAATAACTTTATTAGAAGCGTTGAGAACATACAGATGATAGATTCCGTCCTGTACATTATAAATGAATGGTGAAATTACTTCATTTCGGTAGACAAAGTAATTTGATTGTAGATCATTTCTCTTAAATCTTGGAAGAAGGACACTTCTTACATTAGTATTATTTGTAAATGTTCCTGGATTATGAACTGTTCCAAATATATCAGTAGTTTCATATGTAAATGTATTTGCATTTGTAATCTGTTTTACTACAAATCTTCCATTATATCCAATCTTAGGATCACCCTCTGTATTTGTGCTACTAGTGACGCCTTCAACAATAACAATATCATCTGTTTTTAAATTATGTGGGCGATCCGAGATTATAGTAACTACTGTACCATCGACAGAAGCTTTTGTAATATATCTTGGATTTCTTTCGTAATTATAATCCGAAGATGTTAATGTTGTCTTACTAAATTCAGCGTTGTTCAGTGCGGCAGTTAGACTAGAATCTTGAAGAACAAATCCAACTACAGGATCTCTGGCATTTACAGTCTCCTTAGGAATAACAACTCTCATTTTATAGAGTTTTTCATCCAAACTGCGAGAATCTGGATTTCTCTTAATATAAGTAACTTCTGTCCTGTCCGTACCAAATCCAGCAACACCTAAAGATTGTAGAGTGGTATAGATTGAGTTGTTTGAATTTGTATTAATGAACCAATTTGAATTTACTGGATCATATTGTACAGGTGATCCAAAATCTCCTGGTTGTTTGTCTGAGACTCTACTGACAATAGTTAGATTTGATCCACCAGAAATTGTGATTGGATTGTTGATTTGAGCATTTGTTAGTGAGGATGCTAATTGAACTTCTGTAGAACTTGCTGTTACTCTAATAATATAGTATAATCTGTTCTCGACCAATCCTTCTGGAAGATCTCCATTATCACTAAAAATTCTAACCTTTTCTCCAGTTTGAAGACGATGGTCAAGTCCAAGGTTAAATGTAGTATCATTTACTACAGAAGAAACTCTAAATAATTTTTCTCCAGTTTGAGTTCCTTCTGCGACATTTGAAACGCCGGGATTTGAAGTGTTTGGAGTGTTATTTGTTAAGAAAATATTTGCCTCTTTAACTGATAAGGCACCACCAATACCAGTCAGGGTATCTAGATAAACTTTATCTCCAAATTTTGCACCAAGTCTATACTGTTGTAGAATAATTGGTGGTTTAACATCTGGATTCTTAAATCCAAAGATGTAAAGATGATTTGGAATGGAAACTGAGGTTGTTAGACCAATATCAAGAGAAGCCCAATCAACTTTCTCTTCTTCACTTACAATCGCTCTTGGCGTCATAATTGAAGTCACATAAGCAGTATCATCCTTTAAGAATGCCTCTGCTTTATATCCAGTTGCCGCTAGTGAGTATTGTCCAAAGTTTGAGTTGGAGTTGGTGATCGATCCATCACCACCACTTTCAGCATCAAAGTGCTTGTTAAATCCAATTGCAAAAACAGAAACGATCTGGATAAATGCATCATTCTTTAATTTGATATGACTTGTTTCCCAACCTCTTCTGTAAATTGCCTCTGCATCTAGGTGATAAACGCCATTATTATCTGTTGATGATGATTGTGCAGATAATTGCGAACCATTAATTGGTGTAACGTTTAATCCTTCGTAAATTCTTTGTTCTGGATTATATTTTACGAATGCTCGATCATCTTTTTGTAGTGATACTGCAGTAAATTGTGCAGTAACCATCGAACGGAAACCAGATGCCTTGCTACCATCGGCAAGAAGGCCATTCATACCCCAAACTGAACGGAGAGAGCAGTTAAAGATATATGGAGATGCGCCAGTAACAGTATCAGTTTCGATTGTAACTGATGCAGAAGCTGGAGATGGATTTGCAGGGAGATTACTCCTTACAAATGGAATCACATATGTAAATTTATTTTCATCATCTGGATCAACACTCTGAACTTTTGTTGAAATATTATAATCCTGAATATCTACTCCTCTAATTTTAATTGGAGTCCCCGCAGAAAATCCGTGAGGTCTTTCTGTAATAACTGTAATTACATTACTTGGAGTTAGCCCATCACCAGCTTGAATTGAGGTAAGTCTAAAAGGATCTGGGGCAAACGCACCAACAATTTCCCATTCTGGACGTTGCTTTGCGAATCCAAATAACTCTGCCGGATACTTATCAGGGCCAGGAATTTCTCTTCCCGGACCCGAAGATTCGTTATATGCATTAGTTAATTTGGCATAATACATATCCAAATCAGTGATATCATATCCCGAAGGAATATTGACACCGTCAGCATATTCAAAACAAGTTAGTTTATGGTGTGAGAAAGTAGGAGTAGATCTATTAGCGGATGAAAAATCTGTATTATCAGTATAAACTAATCCGGTTTCATCACCATCAAATAGAGAGAATTGCCAAAAGTAACAGGCACCAGTAATTCTGAAAATTGCAGAAGTTGGTACATTATCGTCCGTAGGATTTGGGACATATTTTGGTCTAATTTTGATTTTTCTTAAATCTAGACCAACAATAGAAGTACCCCTTGGTACAACAACTCCACCATAGATACTATTAAATTTATGAAGAATATTATCTTCTTGTGTTAAATCAAAATTTGATGTTAAATTTAAACTAAGTGTATCTCTAGCTAAAAAATCTAGTCCATTAGGAGCAACAGCTCTTGCCGTATTATCTTCTTCTTTAATTGCATATCCTGGACGGTTATCAATTAAATGCTCACCAGGAAATAGAAGAATGGTTGTTTTTTCTACGATATCATTATTTCTACCCCTTAAATAAGAAAATCTTGCCGATTCTATAAGGGCCCTTTGAATAGTTTTAAAAGGTTTTGTAAGGGAATTACCTTGATTAAGTATACTATCAGTAGAGTCTAAGTCATTTGGGTTAACATATAGAATTCTACCTTCAGTGTTTTTAATAAAATTCTCTAATTGATTAAGAGGCATTTGATTATTATCTACAAAAGTTACATATGCTGTTATTTATAGGGGCAAAAAATTATTTGTATTCAACAATATATGTTCCTCTCATAGAACCAATAGAAAAATGTTTAGATATTAATTCGGAATTTTCTTCAATGAATTTATTTGTGGCATTTTTAACTTCCCCAATGTGATTGTAGTCATCAATGATAAGGACTTTACATTTTCCTTTTGTTAAGTTTAAGTCGTGAATTTTCCCCTCATAGGAATGATCACCATCAATATGAATTAAATCATAACTTTGGGACAGTTCTGAAATCTTTTGAGAATCATTAAATTCAATTTTAAAATCTATATCATCAGAAATAACTTTTGATATGTTTTTATTTGCTTCTTCTATTGAACCACTATCATACTCATCAATATCATATCCTCTAACATAGTTCAAATTATCTGCTGCTGCCATCATCGAATATAAACTATATCCATATCTTACACCTATTTCTAGAATACTTTTAGGTTGATAGTATTTGGATATTGCATAATATATCTCGTAGTAATTACCACAGTGCATATAATCATTATGCCTTGCGTCATTCTTTTCAATAAAAATACTGTCATCGACCACTTTAAAAATGGATTCCGGTTTAAGTGAAAGAATCTCTTCCATTTTTTATAGCAATCAATTACTCAATATTTAGCTAGTCAAATCCTCTTCATCAAAAAGATATTCCATATCTGGGGGCATATCCTCTGGGTTTTCTAGATCCACCATAAACAAGCAAGGATGTGCTTCTTCATCTATTAGATAGAATGAATTTTTATATAAGTCTTCTGGCTCAAATGTGCGATACTTATCCGCTTCTCTACAAAGTTCTTGATCATATAAATGACCATCGGGTAGTTCATCGAATGTAAATGGAATCTCGTTAATGAAATACATCTTCACGATCATACTGCCATTATTATACCAACAGTGTGCGTGAGTGATTTTGTATTTAAAGGACATTGGGTTTTTCCAATATCTTATATTTATTTTAAGTAGGAGATGGGAGACTTGAACTCCCACGGGCATACGCCCAACAGATTTTAAGTCTGGTGTGTCTACCGATTCCACCAATCTCCCGTGTATAAGACAACTATAGCAGTGTTTGCTAAGGTTGTCAAGTGGAATCGACAAGATTTGAACTTGTGACCGCTCGGTTATCAGCCGAGTGCTCTACCACTGAGCTACGATTCCTGGCGGAAGTGGTTGGATTTGAACCAACGGATGCCCATTAAGAACATCGGGAGATTAGCAATCTCCTGCATTAAACCGCTCTGCCACACTTCCATAGGTGCTCCTTGCGTGGATCGAACACGCCTCAGGCGAATTATGAGTTCGCTGCATTCACCAGATTGCTAAAGGAGCATTCGCTATTCGCAAATAACGAATAGCAATAGGGATACTGGGAGTTGAACCCAGACTAACCCGTTATAAGCAGGCCGCTCTAACCATTAAGCTATACCCCCATAAAAGTTGCCTTGAAGCAACTTATAAAACCCATACGTTGCCTTGAATCAACAACCTTCTTCGTGGTCTGTATGTATTCGTATAATCTCGTCGTCTGCAGGAATCATTACTGCCGCTCTTCCGTCTTCACCGACAATTCCTATGTGCTCACCATTTTCGACTCTTTCAAGGAGTTCGTCAAATTGTTGTTGAAATTGTTCCACGGTAAAAACTTCCATTTTTGTCTTGTATTTAGTTTATCAAAAGGGTTTGGAATACACCAGAGTATCTTCATCAAGTTTAGAACGAACAACTTCAAGAACGTTCATAAACTGATTTACACTTTCACATTCCACAACTCGCTCTCCACCTTGATCAGAGTACAGGTAGAACTTACGTGCCAGTGTGTCAACAACACAGCGGGTTAGTACTTCTTCGGCAGGCATCGGGCGTTTCGTTTGATTACCTAGGTATTATAGGGCATCAGGGATCTGGTGTCAAGGGTTAAATTGCAGATGATGTCCCAACGGTCCCGTCCGTATTCACAAATAATTTCCAAGGAACTCCATCCGAATCGGTAAGAATGAGTCCATTTGAAGTATTTACCCCAACTTTAATATTCCCGTTCTGAACCTCAAATTTTTGTGATGGACTAGTAGTTCCTATACCAACATCGGATGTTGTAGTAATACCCAAAACTCCATTTTCCCATAGAACCGGTGCTAAAACTGATCCGTTTCCTAGTGAATTATAAATCTCATTAAAATTAGAATTTATTTTTTGACCTGCGGTTCTAAGAGTATCTCCAGATCCATCATTTGGTAGTGATCCTGTACTAATAAGTGCTTTTGGCATTTTCCTCTTTATTTAATATAACAATTACTTTGGAACATCAAAATAATTAGTAAGTTCTACAGGTATATATCCACCACCTCTTGGGTATATTTTTTCCCTGTGCGGAGTTCTTGGACCCCATACCCATCCTCTAATTGTAGTAAAAGCTAGATTGTTAAATGGAATATAAAGTTCATTCGATAAATTCTCAATATTGCTGGGATTATTATTAATATCAAAATTTACTTCAAGTGGGTATCCTTCTAATAATATATCTTGAACAAACACTGTAGCATCAACAGGTTGATATCTATTGATTTTCACAGACTCATAATCAATAACATTGGTGATAGTTTCGGAAAAGTTAAAGTTTGCCATTATCTTCCAAAAACGTGACGTGGATAAAATGGGCCACCATAACTTCTTCTTCCTCTTGCCGCTGCCCGTTCTCTAGCGGTAACATCATAGGGAAAATTCTTTATTCCTAGAACTTTATTAATATCCCAATCTGTTGGGAATGAGGTGAATGTGTATCTTAGTGATGGATCGCCAAATATTGAACCTGGTGGATTTGCATATGCCGGAAATACACTAGTGTTTTGAGTAACAAAAGCTCTCTGAAATTGACTAAGAAATTGTATAGTGTAAGAATCGAATGTATCAAAAGGATATCTCTTACTTTCTTTTGTAATTAAATTTCCAAGTTTAAAATTAACTAATGTTGTGGTTGTATTAGAAGTTCCAACATTTGTTTTAATTGCACCTTCTAATATAGATTCAATAAAAGTTCCTGATTCATTATCAAAAACTTCAGTAACTGGTTTTATAAACTGCCCTATAGAAACTAGAGACGTATTAATCCCAATAATATTTGTATTGATTCCTATAGATTTATTTTGCTGAGAAAATGTAACATTTAATAAATCACCATAGTCTTGTGCAGTAGTGATTTTGGATACGGGTCCAGTATATCCAAATGTGAATCCGGCAGAACTTATTGGAGCTGTGTTTATTCCGGATTTATTAAAATAAATTCTGTTTTTTTGATTTTGTACTGTTGAGTATTGTCCAAATGCAAATTCAGTACTTACATCAAGATAAAGATTTAATAATTGACTTGGGATTGGTGTGGAATTTTGAGTAAAGTTATTGATCTGAACATTTACAGTTTCACTAAAAAATGTTAGAGATGTCGTTGTCCCAATTCCGGCA